GCCGCGGCCGTGTACGGCGAGGCGTACATGAAGATGGTCGAAGAGAAGCGGATCTACGACTTCAACCTCAACGCCGCCCACCCGCTGTTCGTGGTGTTCGACATCGGCGCATCAGGGATGCAGTCCGACGCCACCGCCTGGATCGCCTTTCAGTGGATCAACGGGCGGATGTGGCTCTATGACTGCGGTGAGGGACACGGCAAGGCACTCCCGGAGTACGTGGACGTACTACGCGAGAAGCACTGGTTCCCCCAGGTGACGCAGATGATCCTGCCGTGGGACGGCGACCACCACGAGAAGGCGATCAACACCACGCCGGCCGACATGATGCGAACCAAGTTCGCCAACGTGAGCGTGCTCGCCAAGTCTGGCAAGGTGTGGAAGATCCCGGGATCCAGGCAGGGTGACTTCGACATCATCACCGACATCCAGCAGGCCCGGATGCAGCTGTACAACACCATCGTCCACGAGACCAACTGCAACTGGCTGACCGAGTGCTTCGAGAACTACAAGTACGAGTTCAACCACAAGCTCCAGGAGTGGACGGCCAAGCCCGTACACGACAGGTTCTCGCACATGATGGATGCCTTCCGCTATGCGGTCCAGTCCACCAAGGAGCTCGACTTCTTCGGCGGAAATTTTTTCGAGCAGCCCGGTCTCACCACCGGCGCCGTCGACTACGTCGAGGACTGGTCCAAGGTGTGGGCCAGGTGAGGACGTTCATCCTGGTCCGCAACGAAGACAAGTCCGGTGTCAGTGGCACCGGCCTGGTGGCCGAGGGCTGCGAGTTCACCGACGGCACGGTGGCGATGCGCTGGGTGACCGGCGACCACCGGGCCACCGCTGTGTGGGAGAACATCACCGCGGTCAAGGCCATCCACGGGCACGGTGGGAAGACCAAGATCCACTGGGCGGAGGACGGCGAATGAAGTCCGTCACCGTACGCCAGGCCCTGCAGAACGTCGCCGACTACCCAGTGCCGCTGGACGACGAAGTCATCCAATCCCCTGTCCACGAGCTCGTCGCGCGTACCCTGTTCGACATAGCCAACCGTCCGGATGCCTCAGTACGTGGCTCCATGAGCCGGGCCAACAGGGCTCGACGCATGATCCTCGACCGGATGGTCGGCAAGCGTCGGGCTGGTAGCCACCCCGCCACCCGTACCGAGGTCGACATCGAGTTCGTCGACCTCACCGGAGGGGAGCTCGAACAGTGATTACCGCCTGGAACCTGATGGTCAAGGGTGTGACCGGCATCGTCGGCCTCACCTTCGCCAGCATCTGCTTCGCGCTCGGCGCGATGATGGTGGTGGTCCCCCTGCTGTGGGTCGCCTACCTGCTGTTCGACGTCCTGGTCGGAGGAGGTGGTCCGCAGTGCGACCCGGCGAGCATGTGCCAGCCGTAGTCGAGGCTGTCGTCGTACAGCGCCGGTTCCGCCGGCAGATCCCGGACGCCCACCGGGTCAGCCTGGACACCCGGATCGTGTGGCTGTGGAACCAGCGGTTCGGCACCGTGCAGATGGTGTGGAAGGACAGCACCGACGTGCTCGACCACACCGCTGCCACGCTGATCCTGCAGGCCATCCTCGGCAAGGACCTCGACTCGATCGCGCAGATCTTCCAGCGCCTCGAGGGAGGCCCGGTGCCGGACGACGACCTGCTGGACGGGGAGTCCAAGATCAGGGTCTGAGCCCTCGAGCTCGGCGCCACTGGCGCTGCGCCTCAGGCCGCAGGCAGGGCGCGCACTTGCACAGGGCCGGGTGGTCCACCGTCTGGTCGTCCCCGAACGTCTCGGGCATCACCCGCTCCTTGTCCGGCAGCACCTCGAGCGGCAGGTACCAGGTAGACCCGAAGCGTAGAGCTCGCGGGTCCGCCGGCTTACGCTTGGCGTACGTCCTGTCCTCATCCGGCAGCGGGGTGTACCGGTGGTAGTCCCAGTACACCCGGGTGCCGTCGTCCTCGATCCGACGGATCTTCCGGTGCGTCACTGACGCCACGCCCCGATGGCGGCTCCGATCAGTACGCAGGCCATGAACACGTACACGAGGATCCAGGTCTTCCTCATGGGTACAGCGTGCCCTCGGTGTACTCCGCCCACAGGGTCAGCGTCATCGGCCGGTGCCGGCGGATGTAGTATCCCGGCCTGACGCGGAAGGCGGTCGGCACCTTGCGACCAGCGATGTAGGTCATGTACGGCTTGCCGAAGTAGTAGCGCAGGCACTGGTTGATCTTGCGCAGATCAGCCTGGGCCGACCCGCCTTCCGCCATCAGCTCCTTCACCTTGATGCCGGTGGCCCACTCGTAGATCATCACCGCCGCCACCCGGTGCCCGTGCTCGGGCGTCAGGTTGCGCAGGAACTTCCGTGTCTCCCGCTCCCACGCCACCAGGTGCGGGTTCTCGCGCACCAGGTACTTGTCCTTGGTGAGCGGCATCTTCGCTCGCTCTTCATCTGGAAGTGTCAACTGGTCGACACGAGCTGAGCCTCGAGAATCGCGTGCCGTAGAGGGCACGCGATGCTTGTCCGCCTCATCCTTACTGAACCTCTTCTTCAGCAAAGCCTCCACCTCGGACAGGAGGACCGGCTCAGGCAACGGCTCCGACATGTCCGCAGGCTACCCCGTAAAAAAGAGAGGGAGCCACAGCCCGAAGGCTGCGGCTCCCTGCTCCCTACGGGCTGACAACCGGAGACCCGTAAGCGTTGATGTTGCGGATGATCTTCTCCGCCTCCACCTGGTCCAGCCCCACCTCGAGCGCCCGCTTCTCCAGCAGGGACTCCCAGTGCTCGATCTGCGCCTGGCGCATGTGGTTGCCGATCGCGAACAGGGTCACGTTCCGCTTCCCCTGCGGCATCGGCTTCGCCAGATCCGTGAGGATCTCGTCGTGCAGCATCAGTACCTCCATGTCATCTGCGTTGGCGAGGACCGTGTCGATCCTCGCAGCTGTCGCTGCGGTCTTCTGGTCCCTGGCTTTCATCAGGTCCAGCAGGTGCGCCGGCGCGTTCACCGGCGGCATCCTGTTCCACCGCTGCGTGTTGTGGTGGTAGACACAGCCCGTCGCCCGGATGTCGATTCCCTGTTCGAGACCGATCCGGTCGGCCAGCTGGCCGTACCCTGTCGCGTCGTCCCACTGCTCGTCGACGACGTAGAACAGGTGGTACCCGGTGCCTGACTTGCTCGTCTCCGCCATCGTCGGCGGCAACGGGTTGAGCGCCAGCGCCCCATCGAGGCCGCCGTTCTTCCCGTCGATGTCGATGCACACCAGACGCACCGACCGCATCACGAAGGCGAACGCCCACTTGTCACGGTCATAGCCGAACACCACCCGCTTCTGGTTGAACTCACCCCGCCGGTAGCGGGGCATGAACCCGTCAGCGCCATCCTTGCCCGTCAGGCCCCAGCCCTGGTCGGTCAGCCCGGAGGGCCATGCCTTCACCAGAGCCAGGCCCTTCGGTCCTGCATAGGCGGCAAACGCATCCGGGACCGCCAGGTCCAGGTCATACGTCTCCGTCTGCCACCACTGCTTCGATGATCTCGTCATCGTCGCTGTCTCCCTTCAGACTCTCGATGAATGCGGCCGCCTCCTCCTTGAGACCGGTGACCACAGGAACCTTGCGAACCTCCTTGCCGGTACGTACCGACTTCCGTTCGGTGTCGACCAGCGGCAGCAGCTGCTCCTTCGCCGCCGGCTCTGACCAGCCCAGGTCGAGCTCGCCGTCCCGCCATGCGATGAACTTCGCCAGGATCTCCGGCATCGGCTGACCCACCACGGCGTGGATCCCCGCGGGATCCGTGTCCACCATCCGCTGCAGGAACTGCATGCCCAGCTGGTTGCCCCACTGGTAGTCCTGCTGCAGCTCCTTCGCCCTGGCAGTCAGCTTCAGAGCCTCATGCACCTGATCTTCCTTGACGTAGCGGTCGACCAACAGCGACAGGAACGCACCGAGCAACTTCTCCGACGTCATCTGCTTGGCGAACGAGATGTTCACCGAGTAGACGTGCGGGAAGTGGAACCGGACCAGCCGCTTCTGCAGCGCCGACGACTTGTCCTTCGTCTTCGGCTCACGGTT